TACCGTATTTTTGTTTTATCATGTGTGGTAGACACTGTTGTATTATTTCTAGCGGTGACAGGTAGTTTACCTGCATTACATCGTTATCTGCTATTTCGTCTATCGAGTTTAAAGGATTTATACCAGCATTATTAATAATAATATCAAAATTAGTTTCTCTAAGTACAGGTCTCCTGGTTAAATCTAGCTCACTTCGCGTAGGGGCATAGACTTGATGATTGTTATCAGTAAATATTTTTGATATAGATTTACCTATACCTCTAGAGGCTCCTGTAATGAGAACGTTCATTAATAACTAACAGATTGGTTGATCCTATCTTGAATCATCTGAATGCGCTTAATGTCTTGGTTTGATGCGATATTATACTGTTCATGTTTGCACATCAACCATTCATATTCAAACATTTGAGCTTTTGAAAGAGCTCTAGATAGATTTTTTAATGTAATGGATGGATCAAATATTGCATACCGTGTTTCGAACTTATCTAAAAGACCTTCAGAGTGAAGATTTTTAAGAAACTCTAAAGACTCTACTGATACTGCTCCTCCTAAACAAGCTTTTAATCCTTTCGCTTTAACTTTAGTGAATACCGATTTAGTCAATTTATATATTTCGTCACTATTTACGTACTGCCTATCTCTACCCATAGATGAGACAAGGTCTACTCTTCCAACCGTCACTCCGTATAGGTCTTTCGACTCTACAGATTCAAGCATTTTTTCTACATTTTGAACTGATGTAATTGTTTCGACGTTTATATTTAACTGCAATGATGATAGAACACTTTCAGTAATATGTATTTTAGTAGCTTGAATGAATTTTTTTAACCCAAATTCTGACTCTACCATTGGTGCTACTAATCCCTTTACACCTATAATTAGTGAGTCTTTTAAATCGCGTATTGCTTCAGGCCCGCCAATTTTAAGTGTAATCTTAGTCTTAGATTGATTACAAATTTCCTTTAAACGAATAGTCTCATTAAACGTCGCACCTTCGTCTTCAAAACTAGTTTTTATACCTACTAGGCCGTCATTTTCAATAAGATCAGTTAGAATCTTTACACATTTACCTTCTCTTGCATTCATAATATTTTTAAAAGTTTTTTATATACAAAAAATTTATACTACTTACCATATAAACCTATCTTTATAATAGTCTGTAATTGCCTTAATTTCAACGTCAAATTCTTTTTTAGGCTCCCACCCTAGAGATCTAAGCTTCGAGTCGTCTAAAGCATATCTAACATCTTGACCAGGTCTATTACAAGACCAGTCTATATAATTGTTAACTTTGTTTTTGTCGATACCGTATGCCTTTATTAATTTTACTACCGTTTCGAGATTGCTTTGTTCAAAGCCTCCGCAAATATTATATACCTCATTTACAGAGTTAGATTCAATTATTGTAATAACTGCATTAGCAGTATCTTCTGCATGAAGCCAGTTACGTATAGGTTCTCCGCTGTTGTGAATAGGTATTTTTTTACCTACGTTGAGATATTTACACGATTTAGGAATAAGTTTCTCAACATATTGACCTATACCGTAATTGTTGGTAGGTCTAATTATAATATAAGGTAGGTTGTAGGTTCTAGCCCAAGCTAATACAAGCATATCAGCAGCTGCTTTTGTTGCTGAATAGGGATTACTAGGCTTGAGTAAATCTTGCTCGGTATGGAGACCCTGCTCAATGTCTCCATACACTTCATCGGTGCTGAAGTGTAAGAAAATAGGCTTTGAAGAATTTTCACCTCGATGGTTTTTAATAAGCTCTAGAAGATTATGTACCCCGTTAATATTAGAGTGTACAAATTCATCACTATTAACGATAGAATTACCAACGTGAGTCTCTGCTGCTGTATTAATTACATAATCGCAGTCGTATAAAAACTTAAGCTCATTTATATCTCTATTTACAAATGAAAAATTATTATAATTATTAAACTCGTTGAGTATACTCTTATTTGCTGCGTAAGTGATTTTATCAACACCCTTTACATACCATCCACGATTAAGACACGCTCTCGTTATATAAGAACCTATAAAACCTAAACACCCTGTAATATATACAATTTTTTTCATATAAAAACTACACGAGTATTTTTATAATACGCGTGACTGTATAAAAGATTTAAGCACGTTTTCTATATAGTCAAGCTGCTCATCAGTTATTACAGGACTGGTTCCTAGAAAGAATGTATCTGTAGTAACCTTTCTAGCATTAGGATAATTATTAATTACCTCATTCTTATCCATAAGACCTTCATAAGCGGGTTGTAGCATAATATTACCAGCAAAATAGGGTCTAGTTTGAATTTTATTCGATTCAAAAAAATCAACTATGTCTTTTCTTTTAAAGGGCGCTCTGTCTTTTATTGTTAAGGCGAACGCAAACCAGCTAGGATCACTGTTTTCAGTAGCTTTAGGAATAATAAAATATTCTTCGAATTGCTTGAATATAGTAACTAATTTAAAGTGGTTATGCTTACGTCTCTCGGTAATTTGAGGCAATTTTTTAATTTGTTCAAGACCCATTGCGGCTTGAATTTCAATAGGTTTTAAGTTATAGCCTATCTCATCATAAACATATTTGTGGTCAAAAATTTCATCTGGTAGAGACGGAAGCCAATTACTAAAACGATTTCCACAGGATCCGTTTTTAAGCAATCCAGCCTTCATACCTACACAATAACATCCTCTTCCCCATTCTCTAAAGCTTCTTGCTACAATCTCCTGTTGATGCGTATTACATGCTACGAAACCACCTTCACCCATAGTAATATGATGCGCAGGGTAAAATGAACAGCTTGCAAATTCTCCGAAGCTTCCTAAAGGCTTGTCTCTATATGTCGATCCTAGTGCATCACAACAATCTTCTAATAAAATAAGATCATATTTTTTAACGATTTGCATCAGATCGTCCATATTAGGAGGATTTCCTAGAACGTGAGCAAAAGTAATAACTCTAGCTCCTTCTTTAGCCTTTTGCTCGACCTGGTCTAGATTTAGATTTAATGTGTCTAAATCTATATCAACAAACAGAGGCTCAAATCCTAATTGAAAAATAGGGTTGATAGTAGTAGGGAATCCAGCAATCGGTGTTATGACCTTTGTACCTTTCTTGAGATTATAGAGCCTTTTTGAAGTTAGAGCGGACATCATAATTAGATTAGAACTGCTGCCGCTATTTGTCAGAATGCCATATTGCTTATCGAGCAATTTAGGAAATTTATTTTCAAAATTAATACCGCAACGGCCTAAGACCAACCATCCATTAAGCAACGTCTCGATAGAAGCTACATACTCATTTTCGTCAAAAAACGGTCCTGCGTACTGTACCCAGTCTTTACCAGCAACCCATTTTTTTTGCTCGGCGTTTTCTGCTACAAATTCTTTAACGAGCTGTAAGATAGCTTCTTTTTTATTCGTCATAAAGAAAGTATATAGCAGTTCCTATAAGTATCAATCGCTTAAATTGTTTTTATTAGATCGAAATATTTTTTAATCTTTACTTCGTCAGTATGAAGAGGAAGTAGACTAAAAATATGACTTTTTGTTATATGCGAAACTATATCAATGTCTATATTTTTCTTTGTAATAAGATCAATAAAGATTCTTCTCATCTCTTCAACTATCTGCAAATCTATCTCCTTACCAAGTAATATAAAATCATACCCTAATATTGACTGATAGATTTTTGCATAGTCATAAAGAGGATCGCCATATATTGTTAATTCGCATCCATTACTACCTCTTACATCTATGAATTTTATATCATTACTGGTAGTTAAAAATATATTAGAAAAGACCGGGTCTCCATGAATAATACTACCATCTTCTATTTTATAATTATCGAAAGCTTCTATTAAATCAGATAGTACCGCATTTGAACCATTTAGAGAAGCATATAATTGTTTGTTTTCTTCAAATCTTTTTAATATTTTTTCTTTATAATTATTAATATAGACACCTTTACGAGGTTCGTTGAATTTATGAATATCATCTAGTGCTGTTAATATCTTAGATAAGATAGTCTCAGTTACTAGTCCGCTTGTATAAAGGTGTGAAAACGAGGCTCCCTCTACTCTCTCCATCTGTATGAAGCTGTCGCTCAAACTATAAATTTTTGGGAAATACTTATCTATAATATAGTACGGGCAGTTCTTATACCAATAAATCTCACCCGATATATTACCTCTTTTAGTAACTATGTCGCCGATTATTTCGACAGTATTAAAAGGTCTCGACTCTACTTTTTTAGGATAGTAGAAACCAGTGCACTGCTGTAAATCCTCCTTTAACGGATTAATACTTAAATCGTCAATATAAAAATCTGCATAAGGTTTACCAAACTGCAACTCATCATATTGTATGTCATATTTTTTGAGTGTTTGTATAGTTATATCGCCTATATCTGCTACTACTTTTGCAACATTGCCACTATGCGTTTTCATTCTTCTAGCGGTATATATAATAATATAATTACCTGCATCCTTTAAATGTTTTAAGAAATTTATATTTTCCGTTATAGGCTCTACCGTACTATAATCACCAGAAACTCTAGGGTGAGTTACAAGAGTGTTATCTAAGTCAAATACAAATCTTTTAGGTTTTGATTTATTGTTCATACTGTAGTTCTGCAACTGCAAAGGAGTACCTACCGCATTAAAACTATTTACAAAGATACTCTTTACAGGAGCGCCATCATCTATCATCTTTTTATAAACTAGCGAGGTATAGATTTCTCTATTATCTTTATTAACCTCTAAAAGACTCTCAGCTATTTCAAAAAACCTCTTAGAAGAATTAAAAAAGTATGCTCCAGTGTTAGCGAGATTAGAGATTTTTATTTTTTCCGCTATATCAACTACGTTATTGTTTTCATCAATTTTAATATACGAATAAAGAGGTGCTTCTTCTGTAGTTTCAGAATAAAAAATACAAGGTGAGTTTATATCTTTTAGCTTAGATATAATTTCATCATTGTAAATAGTATCACTGTCTATAGCTAAGAAGGGTTCATCTACTAGAGTACCGTTATAAAGGCTTTTAAGGCCTGTAAGAAGAGTATCAGCTGGGCCAATGGTATCCTTTTCTAGATATACTACTTTACTTTTAATCTTAGGAAAGTTTTTATAAAGATAAAAATCTAAATTATTTTTTGTATATTCTTTTCTTGCTAGTATAATTAACTCTTCTTTATCAATATTAAGAGACTTAACTACGTTACACAAAATACTAGTACCGTTTATATTTATAAACGGCTTACTATCAGTATATCCCTTTTCACTAAATCTAGCTCCCTTACCGTTGAGAGGTATTATAATTTTCATTTTAAATATTAATTTGTTTTTTAAGAGTATCAACGTCAAACCCTGTTAGTTTAGAATAGTAATGCATTTCTGTTTCAGTATCACCTCTAAATATAGCTCCTGGAATTGAACTAACTGTTTGAACGTTCAAGTTTTTATATTTTCTAGCAAACAAATATAACATCTTACAAGCATCAAATGTATCCAACCCGCTACCGAACGGATCGTCTAGTAAGTACTTAATATTGTTATATGTCTCAGATATACCTTCAACACTTTCCCTATCGCCCATGTAGAAGATATCGTATATTCTGCTTGGATGGTAGCACATACTACCTTCGAGATTAAAATTAAATATAGTGTTTTTTTCTTTTAAATATTTTTCTATGTTTAAATTCTCCCAATAAAATATATCAGGTCTTGTTATTATGATATAATCATAATTTACCTCTGATCTATCTCTAATCATTTCATAAGCTCTATGCTTTTTATAGAGCTGTGGTAGAAATCCCTTATGATGTACATGACAGTTTTCGTAGTACCATCTATATTCCGGTGTGAGATTTTCTATCCATTGATTCAAATTTTCTACTTCTACAAGACTACCTGGAATTATGTCTCGGATTACGTCTGCAGTTATTAAATTATTAGATTTAATTCGTTCAGCCTCACTCACATTACCGTGACAATATGATACCCCTCGATTGTCCCAAGTACTAATATAGACATCACAGTCGTAGTTTTGTAGAAAAAAAGTCTTAAGACTTTGTATTACTATTTTCGCGTCTAAGGTTCTTATTTGACCCGCTAAGCATAATGCTATTTTCATAGACTAATTAGAAGATTTTCTTAAAAAACTAATATGATGATTTAACATATTCATATCTATATTTCTTCTCGATCTATATATACAAGTATCTTCACGTACTTTGTGAGCTGCGTGGGTTATATGAAAAGGTGTCTTATAATCACTGTAAGTTAAAATGCATTCCTCAATTTCTCTATCATGGTTTAGTACAGTTAAATCTAACTGCCTAGCTAGTATACTGAATAGGGTTTGATCGTGTCTTGCTGTACCCCAACCTTCAGGACAGGTACCATCATCAACGAAATTTTGAATTTCTTTGGATAGCTCGTAAAGCGGTAAAATAAATTGATTATACATTTTTTGCGTTAAACCAATAAACCCTGCATCAATACCTAATACACTATCCCTTAAAATCCAATCTGTTTGTGATGTGTTTAGTCTAAATTTATTAATAATATATTTAGTAGTCATCCATTTGATAGAGTGTCCGCAGTCAGTAATAAAATAATCATTCTGTAGTATATGTTTAAAAAGCGGATCGAGGGGTTTGAGTATAGTTGTACCTGCATCTAAATACAGTACATAAGGAAACATTTCCAAGGCTTGTTTTATAGCTACAGCTTTCCATGAAAAAAGACCTTTCACCCATCTACTATTGTCTGAATGAAGCGGTGTTATAATAAGAGGGTGAATTTTCTCAACTTCGACAACTTGAACTTTGTCTATTTTTTTAATTTCGTTAATCTCGCTAGCTGTTAGACCTAAGTCAAACACAGCTATACCTTCAATACTTTGAGCATTGTGTTTGAACAAAGAGCCTATCATGTTTAATAAAACAGGATAATGGCCGCTATCGGCTGCTGTACAAAAATACATAATTATCTATCTTTCGATTCGGTGTTATTTTTTTTAGTAATATAGTCGTAAATGCCCATGCCCCAATCTCCTAAATTAGGTATATCATATTTTTGTGTATATTCTTGAATAAGAAGTAATTTATCATTCTTTTTCATATCTTGTACTTTATAAATATCTTCTCTAACTCTTAGTTCCTTTGGCGCGTAAGCATACTCCCATTCAAAATTATTTACAGAATGATCGTACCCCTCAGAGCCGATAGTCTTAACATTGTGAATAAGTCTATTTATATAGTCCCATACCTTCCAATAATATTGCTTTACTCCGACCCATCTTTTATCTAGCCACTGTAAGTGAGCTATATACATTACATCAGGAGGAAATATTTGTGCGTTTGTTGTTTGAGGTAAATGAAGTGAATGTGATTGACTTGTAGGGTAGAGAGCTCTTTGATTGTATTTACCTATTCTATCCGTAGGAGTCCACTTCCAACTACCATCAACCCTAACGGTATCCTTACTAGCATATTGAACCCATTGAAGATAAAAGGTACAGTCAGTAGCTTGATCTAGTATATTTTCTAAGTTTTCCTTAGTTAAATCACTTTCAAGATATTCATCTGAATCCATACAAATAATTTTATCTGTATATTTTAAAGCTTCATCATAAAGCTGCTGCCTCATATTGGATTCCATCTTGAGATGTTTTGAGTTATCTTCCCGTCTGTTTATAATAGAGAGGATATTGTATTTTTCTTTATTTTGTTCGAGAAACTCAAGAGTATCATCTGTCGAATCATCATTATAAAATAAAAATCCATCAGCATACTTGCTCCATATAGGCAACATTTCCTTTAATAAAAAGCACTCGTTTTTAGTAATTGTAATCTGTACTATCATTAGTTTGATTTAAAATATTGATATTGTTTTTCTATCTCATCAGGAAAAGGATACACATAGTTATTATTAATACCTCTTCTTAGAAGAACTTCAAATAAAAATCTGTGCCATAGATTAAAATCCTCTGTATACTTTTTCGAAAAAGTATCCTGATTATAAAAGAACTCTTCACACTGTGACGAGGACTTATCTTCGTGTATTATGTGAAATAATGTTGGTTTTTTATTTTGCATATATGTATCTGCATTTTTTAGCAATAATGTAGCATAATGCGTGTCCCAATATACTACAGCAAATACGTACTCAGGGAAAATAAGTCTATTTTCCTTCCACCAATCAGTTTTTATAGTAAAAGCGTCGAAACCAGAAACTTGATAATGGCTATTTCTTACCTTACCTTTTGATTCGTTTATAGAAATAGTAAAATTTAAATCCTGTATATCTCCTTCGATAGCTAAACGCGAAGCAATATAAGCTTCATGATTTTCTTTTAGAATTTCTTTAAAAAAATTAGGGGTAACAATTATATCAGAATTAACAAAGCAAAAATAATCATACCCTAGATCAGCTAATTTATCGAATATTTCACGAACTATTGGAAGCTCTCTCTCACCATTACATACTTCTTTAGAGGTTTTTGTTAAACATTTTAATGTCTTTATTTCGCTATGCTCTGTTAAGTCCTTACCGTTAGCAAATTGTACATTAAAAAGATCAATTTGATCACCCAGTATTTTTTTACACTTAAGTAAACTCTGTATCCCTAGATCTTGTCTAGGGCATGAACCAAATAAATTTGTACCGACGGCAATTTTAAACATATAATAAACCTATGCCTTTTTCTTTATTTTTATCTTTTAAGATTTCTCTGTGCTGAAACTTATCTTTTATTTCTAGCCAAAACCGACGACCGCCACCTTCTTCCTTTTCGCCTATATCATGAAATCCCACTACACCACCTTTCTTTACAAGAGGTGAATACATTTCATAATCAGACTTAATAGCTTCATACCTATGATCTCCATCTATAAAAAGAAAGTCAAGCTTATTATTACCTAAAATGTCTCGTACTTTCTGCAGAGTAGTCTGCTTAAGCGAACTATCTGGAATTAAAAACAACTTACATTTCCTTTCCTTGGCCCATTTAGGCCATTCATTTTTATAATTATATTCCTGTTTTTCTACTCTCCAGTCTCCCGGTCCTACGAAATGTCTAACCGGCAAGTCAACTACTACAGCAGTAGATTCATATTCACCATAATGAATAAAATGCTGCAAAGACCAGCCGTACATCGATCCAATCTCCATAAAATATTTTGGAGATATCTTTTTATATTCTTGTAAGAGATCTTCAAATTCTTCAATATTTTGACTGTCTAGTTCGTTTTTAGATAATATCATTATTTTTTTAAATGTTTGATTGTTTTAATAACCTCATCCTTCGAGGTATAAGGTGGCTGATTAGGATAGTGACCATGTTTCTGCTTATATATTTCTCTCCCACCATAAACATTTTTTTCCCATTGTTCTGTTTTATTGGCAATGGAAGAGTTATCTATAGCTCCGGGAGCTTCTGTAAGATACTTATGACTGTCATATAAATCTGCAAACCACCAAAATGGCGGATGATATCCAGCTTTTATAATGCGATATGTATGATCAACATGCTCCCAAGCATTATAAAACCTTTCATCTATAAGACCAACTTTCTCGAGTACCTCCTTAGTAAAGAAAGAAAACATCGCTACAGTATGCTCAAACAAGGAAACCTTTACTGTTTTATAATCCAATACCATTTTTGGATTAGGTTCCGTGTCTTGCTTGAGTAGATGTCTATTATGTAAATCAAATTGAATATCCTGTTTACGATTAAATGGTGAACCTGGCCCGTAGTTAAAGTGATGTATACCACTTAACTTGTATGCTTCTATATATTTGGTAAATATAGTAGGGTCTAATATAATCATATCATCTTCTATAATAAAGATAAAATCACATTCTTTATCTAAGAGATGTTGCATAGCTTTATTTTTCGATTTACCTACCCCTATATTTTCAGGATTATCCAACCAATTATAGTTTTTAAGAGGAGATTTGAAATCTTTAACAGGGTTACCATCATTGATTATAACTAGTTCATCAATAATATCTTCGCATTGAACTAAAGAATTTAAAAGACCAATTAAATAATCAGGTCTGTTACAAGTAATAATACCAACGCCTATCTTTTCTTTCCTTTCAACCATCTAATTTAATTATCTACACATAGGAAAAAAATCAACTCTAATAAATATAAATATGGCCAACTGCGATACCAAGACATATACGAATATAAAAGAATTACCACAAGTATTCAATGTAACAAGTGGTGATTTCTTAATCGTAGAGAATCCACAAGGTACAAATATTATTGATTATAAGGATGTTATACTTCCTATTGAGCAAACAACATTTGCAGGAGTTCTTAGCACTTACGCGACAGATATAAGTATTTTAAGCGCTGAACTTAAGATAGTATCTAACGCAGCTCTCCCTAGTATAATGAACGTTAGGATGTCGCTAAATCCAACTAACCCTACACCGACTGCAAGTCTTACTGGTTTAAATGCTGGTACTTTGTACGTTCATCCATTTAAAGGAGATACAGTTACACTCTACGACACAGCGTTATCTGCATGGAAGGCGTATACCTATAATACTGTTATAGGAACTTCGTTAGTTAATATTTGTAGTATAGCGGATACATGTTATGATATATATCTAGGTATAAAAGGCGGAGCGTTTGAAATTACTTCGAGACCGTGGTCTAATCAAAATGTCGGACCTAATAATTTTATTTCTACGGCAGAGACGAATTATATAGATGGTATAGCGCTTCACCCTACAGATAGAAGTAGACGACTAATAGGTAGTATTAGAACAACTATTGCAGGTCAATCCGAATACAGTTTTGGTACTACTGCTGCTGTAGGTATTAGTGGAACACATCCAAAACTTTTTGTTTGGAACATGTATAATAGAGAGCCAGTCTCGTTTTCTATTTTAGATAATAGAGGTGTAGATCAAGGATGGACTACAACAACATTAGGTCAAAATGGAGTCAATGACGGACCATTTGAGAGATTCGGAGGAACGCCTAACAATAAAGTGAGTTTTATTGCAAGAGAGCCTGTAATTATAAACTTAAATAGCATACATTATGTATCACCCATAGTTGGATCATATGCTTATTATTTCGGTTACTCTCTCAATCTCGAAACTCCAACTGTGAGCCAAATGCTTATCAATTCTCCAGGAGTGCCTATATATGAAGCAGTTGCTGGATCAGCAATGTCACAAAATGCAAATTTTAGAATATTACCTGGTTACAGCTTCATACAGTTAGTGAGTATGACTTATGCAGGTCAAAACGTAAGGTATTGGACCTGGGGTGGTAATAGACACTCTTACGGAACTACAGGAGTAATCCAGAACATTTAAGTTAACCCAAACTTCTTAAACAGCTCTTTCTCCTTCTCTTCTTGTTCTAGGGCAGCTTTTTGCTGTCTAACAAGAGTTTCGAGCTCATCCAGCTTCTCTGGGTTGAATAAGGAGTGTTCGTCTCCGTAGAGTTCGCCATCGGTATTAATATATTCTGAAATAATATCAATACGTCTTTGTGGATTAGTAGGTAATACAATTATACCAGGAGAGTCATCCTTAGGGAAAAATATATCAGCATCATAGTTTTGTTCGTATTGAGCAAATAACGCTTTAAAGATGTTATCTATTTCTTTTATATATTCTACATTTGCATCTCTTAATCCATCATCCTCTACTTTAATTGAACCGTCATACTCTAATAAAAAGATAATATCTAAATGTCTCATGGATTCCTTTGTTAAGGTAATGCACTTATCAACATATTTCTTATCAAATCCTTCAATTCCTTTATCGTGAGCCCATAGCGTATAAGCTAAATTATCCAACGGGCATCTATCATATACCACCTTAGAATTTTTATCATATGACTGAAGCTGATCAATCATAAAATTAAGAATGTCCCACTGCGTATCGGTTGTAGTAGATGAGGAATGTGTTAAGTTTTTTTCCTTAATAAGATCCCTATAGGTTTTTTCTGGAGTTGTATACTGGGACCAAACAGCTAAGAAATTGTTAATAAGAGTTGTTTTGCCTGTATTTGCTGTACCTGAGAAAGCTATGCGCATATTGTTATATATGCGCTATTAGCAATTTTTCAAGAAAGAAGACCATTCATCTTTGTAAATATCGAAAGTAAGTCCATTATTTGGTTTATATGGTCTATATCTTAACTTAAGACCTACCTCACTCAAATACTTGTTACTTTTTTTAGAGTTTAGAAGTCTGTCACACGTTACAAGATTCTCCCACGTATCTTTACCACCCTTACTTTTAGGTACTACATGGTCAACACTAAGTTCTTCTTTAGTTAATTTTTTACCTGTATATACGCAAGTGTAATTATCTCTTTTATAGATATTATGTTTAGTAGGAAACTGTACGCGATTAAAAATAACTCTATCGAAGTTTGTGCAGATTACTACCTGAGGAATTCTTACAGGTCCTCGCGCTGTGTGCAGATAATCATCATAAGGCCTTATAGGTAACAATAGCCAATCTTTAACCCCAGGGACCGTAGTAAAGTACTCTACATTCTCTAGATTTACACTAGCATCATCTCCCTCTTCGTATGTTATATCGAGAGGTATTACCGCACCGGAAAATATATTTCCAAATGTTTTCTGCACTCCTTCAACAGCAACAGGAAAATAATACTTATTTAATACAAGAGTCTTATAGGCTTTCATTATATAACTAAAAAAAGTTAATATGCCCACTTAGCATCACCAAGAATTTCATTCGAATCATCCCACCAGTCATCCCATTTTTCATTTGTTGCTACCTCCCAATTAGGAATCTCGCTTATAGCACTTTGCGGTGTTAGTGATATAGGTAACCATTTGAGTCTATTATTTGGGTAAATAGCTATTTGTCCATTCTCTAATTTAATTACATTACCCTCTTTATGTTCTTCTAACAGCTCGACATCTCCTACATCTAGCATTCCTAAAGAATTATTCTCAGGAAGAAAGTCAAGAGTAAACCAGTAGTGACCTGTCATCGGCTGAGCTCCTTTACCAAGATTAACAAGCATAGGTACATCAACTAGTTGTAATTTTTGCCAGAGCTCTACAGATCCACTTAAACATTCCCACATTTGAATTTTATGTAGAGGTAAAGCGTTATGATACGTTTCAGGCTCGCGCCAGTATACACATTGAGGTGGTATTTTATCATAGCATGCCGCATAAGCATCTACCCATACCTGAAATACGAAAGGGCGATTTCTTAATGCTCTAACAGATACCAGCCATGCTGGCTCAAATTCTTCTACACTACCACCAAAAGCGTCTTTACGGATATAAACTCGAGATTTAGGAAGATTAACATTTCTCATAACAATTATACTCGGAGAGCTAAATTCCACAACAAAAGATGCAGTCTAGGACTAAAATTAACATGCATTGCTTTAGCGTATTCTGCAACAGCTGGAGCTTTCTCAATATGCTCTTCGCGTGACCCGCAACATGGCATAAACCATACACGACTAAGTGGTACGTTAATATTTTCCTTATCGTTTACATATTTACGCCAGATTTCTTCAATGTCTTCTGATCTGCTAATTACAAATTTGAATCCAGAGTTATGATCTTTATGCCATTTCAGTACTTCTGGCTTATAGGTCTTTTCCTCTGGATCGCCGTTAGTGGTAAGTTTAGGTGAGGTAGTAAAAGTAGCATTAAATTCTGTAACCCAACGCTCATCAGGCATTAAAGTAGCATTAGTCTCGAAATCGATCCGAGGTGTAAAATTATATCGATCTCTAAACGCCTCAACAAATTTAAGCAATTGTTTCTGCTGAATCATAGGCTCACCACCAGTTAGCTTCCAAATAGCACCCTCACGCAAGTGAGTGACGTGATTACCGGTCTCCATGAGTTCGAAGATTTCATTAAATGACTTCTTATTCTTTACTGACCAAGAAATAAACGAATCACAACCATTAGGAGAATCTTTTGACGCAAACCCGGAACAACTCAAATTACACATGGACATCCTCATAAAGACAGAAGGTTGACCGATATACTCACCTTCCCCTTCTAGTGTGTAAAAGACAAGATCATCACTTAAAAAGATAGTCTCTGTATTATAATCCGTACTCATATATATAATATTATGATATAGTTCCTAATAGAATCAAGTGTTTTTGAATAAATACTAGTGCATGACTCACAAGTCCCCTACGCGTAAGCGTAAAAATGCAGGTTTGGATGAATTAGTAGATATCGAAGATTCTATCCAAAAAAACTGGCTTTTTAATTTTAAAATTAAAAAGCCCTTCTACTTCAATACCAACCACAAAGCGTTTTATGAATGCATAAAGCGTGAAGAGACTAATATGGTCTTTGTTGATGGACCAGCGGGTAGTGCAAAGTCATATATTGCCGTACTTGCTGGGTTGGAGCTTATAAAAGATCAAAAGACGCGAGGTATTACCTACATTAGATCTGTTATTGAGTCTGCGTCAAGATCTATTGGTGCACTTCCAGGTGAGGTAGATGATAAATTCTTACCTTACGCAATGCCTTTAATTGAAAAGGTTAGAGAGGTTACCGATGATAGTACATGCGGGTTACTACAGTCTAGTAACATTATACATGCAGTGCCTGTTAACTTTGTTAGAGGACTTACATTCAACGATAGTGTTGTAATAGTAGATGAAGCACAGAACTTAACCAAGGGTGAGCTTGTTACAATATTAACCCGCTTTGGTAAAAATACAAAATATATTGTTTGTGGAGATTTAAAGCAATCTGACATTGGTAAAGCTTCGGGATACGAAGAGATATTTAAACGCTTTAACAATGAAAAATGCGTAGATAATGAAATCTACGCATTTAAATTTGGTGAAACAGAAATCGTAAGAAGTAAAATTTTACGATTTATTGTTGATGTTTTAGAGGCAAAACATTAATCAGCCCCAGCTAGTACCAGCAAACGGATTGCCCATACCTTGAGATACATGATTACCTACAGGTGCGGCATTAGTATTAATAGCCGGTGCTGTTTCAGTAATTGGTTCAGAGGCTAATGATGCAACTTCATCTTGTTTAGGTTCTTGCGGAGAGCAAAGCACGTCATACAGAGGGGTAAAGATTGCAGAGTTTTCCTCATGTTCAAAAACCTCTACCTTATCTACCCACACCCTACCATTACTCTGGTTATTAACAAATTCTTGCATTTTTTCACAGCAGAATTTAGCAATTTTTTCTATACCAGTTCCCTCTGGCATAATTCTAAGATCAAGGCCACCTTGTTTGTCAAGTTCTTCAAACAGAGGTAATAGTGGATCGTCGTATGATAAGCATGTAGTGTGATCGAACTGATATGCGAAAAGTTCTTTAATTGGTCTGAATCCACCAAAATCTTGAACCCAATTTTTATCATCTAGGTGCGTGCATCCAAACCAAAACTTAGCTTTTAAACGATAACCGTGCAACTTACTACACCTTTGTGAGTTGTTACCGGCATCCTGTCTGTTAAAGGCGGCATTTGGCTGCCTAAATGCACAAGATCCAAGATTAAGTACTTTTGTGGATTTATAATTCATATTTTTATATATAATGTGAAACTTTATAAAATCAACATCATTGAATAAATATTCATCATGAATAAAACTTCAATGAGATCTGGTTTAATTACCAAAAAGGGTAAAAACTATGCTTCGTATTATGTAATTGATGGTAAAAGAGTATCTTCCTGGATAATAAGCAATGGAGGTGAGGTTAAAGTTCTAAATTTAATAACTAACTTAATAAGAGAGGGTTTGGATTGCCATGAAATTCGTGAAAAGCTAAATATAAGCAGTTCGACAATTAAAAATTATATTATAAATAACCTACCACAGGAACTAATTGAACGGGAGAAAAAGACAAGATCTATTAAATCGTCAATAGTACGATCACAAAGCATTAAAGGTAAACCTAAGAAAACAAAAGGTTTAACCTATTTAGAAATTTACGGCACTTCTAACCCGGCCTGTGGCTTTAGAAAGGGTAGCCTTAATCCTAACTTTACAAGAGATAAATATATTGGCTGCACACTCTTAAATAAAAATGGCAAAAAATTTAGAAGTTCGTATGAAGTAAAATTTAGCGAAATTTTGGAAGATAATAATGTAAATTACACTTACGAGCATCACTTTAAGCTGCTAAATAATAAGGTAAAGATTGTTGATTTTGTTATAAATGATAAGCTAGTAGAGGTTACGGGGTATGCTTACCCTAAATGGCAGCAAGATTTTGATGTTAAGATATCACTACTTCATCGATCTTATCCTGACAAACAAATAGTTATTATATCTAGTGAAGATAAAATTAAACTTTTAACTGAAAAACATGGTAACTACTGCAAAGTACTATCTCTACTTGATATAGAAAATATTATTAATACTTTTATATGAGTCATTTAGCAATTTCAACTGTACTAGTAAATCTTTTTGAGTATTTTTTTCAGAGATTAACATTTCATCTTTAAGGTATTGACGTAAGATGGTAACATCAGCTGATGTAAGTACATAATTATCATTATTTACTGCTGCGGGTATTAGTTTATCTATATCTTTTCTAGGATCTGGCAATGCATTTCGGAAAGATCTCTTTAGAGCTACAGCCCATTTACCGGCGGTTGAGTTATTAATGTTAAAGTTTAACTTATTCATTAAATCATTTAAATTAGGTATAGTTTGTTGTGCACCTTGATTTATAGTATTACCATCTTCATCCTTAATTTCAATTATATTAAACTTACCATCACTACCCTTAATTACCGTTGCAACGCCCTTTAATTGAGTTACTCCTCCGATTTGCTGTGTTGAATTTCCAGTGGTTTTATTGTATTTTGAAGCCTCAAAATATACAAACGTCCTTGGTGTTTCTTCCGAATGTCTAGCAACGCTTGTTCTACCTATTTCTTCTTTTTGAGAAGATGTAATTTTTATTGAGTTGGGATTGAAGGTATTATTCCACTTTGTCTTTAATTCATTTTCTACAAATCTCTCCGGTGAAGCAATAATCTGCTTATCGCGTTCTGATTTATATGCATTTACTGCACCGCTTACGCCTTGTCTCGCTACATTTGATAAAGTTGCTCCAGTATTACCTGTCACTATGTCTTTACCTACCTGCAAAGCAGCCTTACCAACACCACCTAAGGCTCCTGCAGTTACTCTCGCAAGCGGTTTTGTAATCTTACCAGCTGCTTGTCTAATAGTATCTAAAAACCCCTCCTGAAGTAATTCTTTTTGAGTTATTTTACTCATATGTATATATTTATGGTTGATTTAGCTTTATCCTTATATTATAATTTTCTTATGGATGAATTAGATGAACATGATGTAACAGGAGAAGAAGTTAAGCTTCCTAACGCTAATGGAAATGCTCCGCGTACAGATAGAGAAAAGCAATCTATTATAAAAAGAGCTGCTAAGGCTTATGAAAAGTATCTAGACGCGCTTGGCTTTGATTGGAGAAACGATCCTAATTCCTCTAATACTCCTATGCGTGTGGCAAAGGCTTTTGTAAATGACATTGCTTCAGGATGTTATAATAGCCCACCGTCGGTAACCGCTTTTCCTACTGACGGTTATGATGGTGTAATTGCTCAGTGTAATATTCCTGTTAAATCGCTCTGTTCTCACCATCACCTTGCCTTCACAGGAGTTGCGCATGTTGCTTATATTCCCTCTCTCGATGGTAAGGTGATAGGTCTCAGCAAGCTCAATCGTATTGTAGAATTTTACGCTCGTAGACCTCAAATTCAGGAAGGTCTTACTAAGCAAATTGCTGAAGCTATTGATCAGGTATGTGAAAAAAATCGCGGTATTGCTGTGGTTATTAAAGCTCAACATACTTGCGCATGTCATCGCGGTGTTAAGCATGAAGGTTGTTATATGATTACTTCTAAACTTACAGGTGATTTTATGGAGGATGAAAAGACTCGAACTGAGTTTTATAAGTTTATTGATATGGCCTCTAAATAGGAACTTAGTCATACTACGGTATGAATATTTTTATTACTAATGAAGATCCCGTGTTAGCAGCACGGGATCTTTGTGATAAACACGTTAGATCTAAAATGCAAATTGAGGGAGCTATTATGTTAGCTCATGCTTTTCCGCAAGAGATCTTAAATCATCCATCTACACCTAGAACTAAAACTGGTAAACCGCGCAAATCCGGTAAAGGTTATGCGAAGCATCAATGTTCCATCTGGGCTCGAGAATCAAAAGATAACTTTATGTGGTTAGTAAACCACACTCTAGAGCAATTTGAAGAAAGAATGTTTAGGTGGCCTAGCTCAGTAGAGCATTTCACAAAGGAATTCATTGTATGGTGTAGTAGAAATTTACACAATACAACTATTGTAAAAACTGCTCCAACTCCTTATGCTATTGCGATTGGTGCAGATTGTATCTGTCGTAAAGTAATTCCTAATTTCGATGATCTCACAGCTGTTGATCAATATAGAAATTATATTTTATATGATAAAGATTTTGCTCTATGGACAAAAAGAGAACCTCCTAATTGGTATAGTCAACCTCAATCTTATCATCAGCAATGTGATTCGAATTTACATCAATTAGCGCATCGAGCTGCTTAATAAAATCTTTACCTATAAGGACTTTATACTCGTTCTGTGATCTATCTCCGATACTAAACGGAATATTATCAAACTCTGTTCCTGCAAACTTCATTCTAAATGAAACAACAGGCCTTTCTTCAACGTGACCAGCTCCTACATTAATATTAATAGTATCGTGAACGTCTTTTATGATTCTCTTACCACCTATAGTTGTAAAGGTAACCTTATTACCCTGCTTTGTAATATTCTCTCCGTGTAAAACGTTATAGGCTCCATTACCGGAATCTATTTTAGCTTCAAGAGAACCGATTCCAGCTAGTTCTATTTTTTCAATTAGACCTATAACTGTAGCCTCGAAAAATTTCTTAAAGCTTTTCATTAGTTACAATCTGGACATCCTCCACAAGTACAGCCCTCTTTTGCGTAAGGACATTCTGCGTCTCCATGACCTTTATTATACATGTCTTCTTCTTCATGACTGCAGCTCTCACCGCCTTCGTGCTGTTGAAACTCTAACCAGTGATATACGGAGGATATATAATCAGATGCTTTAGTAATTTTAGAAGCAATCCACCCCTCAAGACCAGACATTTGTTGTACCATTTCTTTTAACTTGGGAGCATATTCTGCAAGTTTATGAAGTTCTGCTGACGCCATTTCTATCTCACTCGGATCACTCTCACCCTCACGCTCCACATGTTCCTCTTCATGCGATTCATGACTTTCATGATCTACTTCTGCTCCAGGTAAATCCATTGTTATCATTACAGGCTTACCACCGAGCATGTTTGAAGGTGTAAGAGGTAACCCACCTACACTACCATAAGCCTCTGCTAACATTTTAAAATCTTCTCTTTTTGACATATTATTATTTATGCTATACCTAGTATCTTCTTAATTCTTTCTCTATCTGTTTGATTTATAATTTCCGGAATAAAAAAATCTAAAGAGGCTGGATCTTTGCTCATAATTTTTTCTCTTGTCTGTGTACCTCTAACTCCCTCACCACTTAAAGGTATATCTAATATTTGTACATTTGGATATTTTTCAGGATTTTTGCGGAAGGAGTTATATCTACTACTATCTTCAGGACCTGCACCAACTATTATATTTAAATTTTGATTATTTAAAGCGTAGTCATACGTAGAATTTAAAGGAGTAACCGGGCTCTTATATATTTCTACTGGTTTGGTTAAGTATGGAGCGTATATGCTCCAAATTTGATACGCCATTTCTTGGTCTATACCATCACGAGGACTTTTACCAATAAAAATTACACCTTTGTTAGATATTTTTAATAACTGCTCTAATGCTTCAAAGTGACCTCTTGTAGGTGGTTTAAATCCTCCAGGGAAAATAGCCACAGTCTCTTTATTTTGTTCGAAGAATAATTTAAAGCTTATCATATACGTCCTTTGTTTTTGTGAAATGTTGGTGATATTACCTTAAAGGTAAAAACTTCATCCGGTTGTAATATTTTTACTACAAGTCCTTCATAGTCTCCTAGTTTACCAGCTAGCTTTCCTAGCTTGCGAAGTATTTTTGTATGCATTCTACGTTGATATGGTAAAAGTATTTTTACTAAATGAGATCTCATGGCCTTCTTAGCCAATTGATCGTCACGCTTCCTTGAAGTATT